AATCGGTTCCTCCCCAAGGAGGCCAACTCGGGTCAACAGGCGGAGTTACGGCAGACGGTCCTGTAGCTGGCATATTTAATACAATTTTACCAGCTACAGGATCATATTCAAAAAAGGGTTTTATAGCCCAAGTTGAGTACGCATTAATAACTTCAATTAGAGTTTTATTAACGAGAAATAAAAATGAGTTAACACTTTTTAAATAATAATATGGATCGTTTAAAACAAGTGCACGAGGAGCGGGATTTAATTGAAGAGGCGACTGTGTATAATCTTCTGGTTTAAATATTATGTATTCTGTTGGTAATACATTAATTACAGCCGTTCCATTTCCACTTGTATAAGCTATACCAATTTGATATTTTGTTTGAACCGGCGAAGCCATATCTGGAATTATGACTGGTAAATTGCTTTGGATATTCCATCTTACAATTGATAAAAAATAGTCTGACGTTACATCAACTATATTAGATGTTTTTACTTGGTCAAAGATCATTGGTTTAGCTAGTGTGTTACTATTACTATATTCATTGATTATTTCGATATTGACATATTCATGTGTACTATTATCATCGGTATTTACGTGAGCACCCAAATATTTTAGATTATTCAAGGATATCATTACTATATATTTATATTATATAAAAAAATATTATAATAATTAATATTAATAAAAATATTTTATAACTTATATTATATTTATATCATAGTATAACTTAGATTTTAACTAAATCATAATATAATCTATACTATTCATAAGAAATAATGTAAGTTATACTCATATTTTGTAATAATAAATTTATTATTACAAAAATTAAACAATTCTATACTATTTATATGTAAAAATCTAAGTTATATTATGATTTTGTTAAAATCTAATTAGATTATTGTTTTTTTTTAATATAGTAATGAATTTATTTTCGAAATCTAATTTATAATGAGTCTTCAAAAGGATTTGGATTTTGGTTTAAATAAAGAAAAGGTTGTTTTAAAAATGATAAATAAATTCTTTAATAGAAATATATGTCAATCGTTAGATAAGTTTAGTAGATATGATTTTTATGATTATAAATATTCATATGAACTAAAGAGCAGGCGATGTGAACACGATACATATCCAACTACAATGATAGCAGCAGATAAAATGAAAGATAAGACTATATTTCTCTTTCTGTTTACTGATGGATTGTATTATATTAAATATAAAAAAACTTTTCTTTTATTTGAAACAAAACTATTTGTTAGACCTAAAAGAGAAGGTATAAACGATGGTATAAACGATGTTAAAAAATTGTATGTCTATATACCAATTGAAAAGTTAAAGAAAATAGAAATTAATGATGATGATGATGATGTTAAAGACATTGACTTTACGATGATTTTTTAAGATTACATAATATCTATAAACGCACATACTTGGTTATCATAGTCCCAACCAGTCATATGCTTTACTTCTTTTAGCATTTTATTATAATATTTAAGTGGTTGTTTATGTTTTAAAATAAAGTATGCTCTTTGACAACAAAATCGCCCACAGTCGGCAATGTCTGGTGATGTAGCTTGTAGATCTAGACTATTATAAATTATTTTATATTTGTCTTTTGAATTAAATAATAATTCACTTAAATATGGTTTTAAATCTAATTCAATTTGTTTCCCTTTATCAACCCATTTCAAAGACCCATCTATTGGTGTACCGTAGCTACAATTAAACTCGATTGTATCGCCATATTTTGATAGTAAGACCCAGTGCCCATATTGCGGCTTTGATTCATATAATAAGAATCTAACGCCTATCGGCTCTTTTATTAATTCATCAATATGATTATATTGTTTTAATTCTGGTATATTGATTATCTTAGCATCTGGAAAATAATGCCTGATATCTGAATCACTTAATGGTTTACGCGCAATTTGCTTTGTCTCTGCTTTATTTATTCCCGATCCTTCTAATTTATTAATATATTCATCTAAAATTCTAAATTGTGCTTCAGCTTGTTTTTTTAATAGTGGTGATTTAGAGTATCTTTTATGCGTCTTTAGATTTTCTACGAAATAACCAGTTCCATCTTTTATAATTTTTATTGGCATATATAATATTATATTATATTTAAAATATTTGTTTACAATGATAGTTGCCAAAAAATGGTTTACAGTATTCTATTTGCTTTTTATATGGCAGATCTTCAGAAGTCAAAACTCCTTCATTTTTATGTTTTAAAAGGTATTCTATAAAAGATAATATAGATATTGATACTTGAAGTTGTGTACAATTAGAATGACATTTTTTATTTAATAATTTCATAGTCTGATTATTTGTTAAAACCGAACCGCACCAATATACTCTATCATCATTAAAAAAGACACATGCGCCCAATGAATCATAAGAATCTTTATTTGTAACATCTTCTTGATATATTGGTATTAAATTTTTAGGTGGTTTATAATTGTTATCTTGCATTAGATATAATGACTGTTGAGATATTGGGCAAGAATCATACACATATGTTATAAACGGTGTATAATTTTTAGTTGAAAATTTATCAGATAATGATACAACTTCGTTATGTGTAATCATTCGGCCTACTATTTCTTCAATATTATTATCTGGATTTATAATGTATGATTTAGTAAAGCAATCCATTGAATATTTATTTGGATTAATATACATATTTTTATTATATCTAGATTTCTTATAATCTTTATTTGGGGCAACAGGTGCTGATAAAAATGATGGTGATAAGGCTTCGGCTAAAAAGCCACTAGGCGACCAAGTTTGATATAAATAATCTTTTTTTGGTTTAAAATTTGTTTGTTGTGTATCCTTTTCTGAACAGTGAATAGTTTTAACACATTTTGAGGCAACATAAGACCATTTATTCTGTTTCAAATATTTTATATAATGTGGTTTGTAATCTTCACAATATTTATAAATTGCTTCAAATACGAACAAGCTTATCATACCTGGATTGGCTCCTGCAGATTCTAAAATACTTGTATCTGATTTGACTTTTTTTAATTCTTTATCTAATTCAATATTTTGATAATATAGTGTTTGCTTCTCTGGGTTCTTGATCTCATCTTTATGATATTCTTCAATTGATGAGTTGATGTATAGAGTATGATTGATTCTAGCTATATTTATTATCTTAATTGAGTCAGTATTAACAGTTAGATCAACGCATAGAGTCTTTGAATTCATTAATTTATTTAATGTTTCATCTTGGTTAATTTCTGTAAGTTTCATTTTTATATGAAATAATTTTGGGATAATTTGGGTTATGTATTGTGGTATGTCTTCTGGGCACAAACAAATAATCTGTTTTGTTTTTAATAATGGGTGCTTTAACTTATGTAATAATTCTATAAGGGATCTTTGAACAGTTCCCATACCTAATAGTAATAGACGTTCTATCATATATTATGAGAATAGATTAATAATATCAATATTATGATTTTATTAAAGTTAAAAAGTTAACTTAATAGTGTCTGATATGTTAAGACTAAATATGAATATACTTAATCTATATTAATAACAGAAAATAAAAAAATATATTTATATTATAATGGAAGATTACTACTTAGAAAAATCAAATCGTAAACATAAAAAATATATGGTTAGTTGGATAAGTCAAGAGACGGGCAAAATTAGAACACTTCATTTTGGAGATAATCGATATAATGACTTTATTTTAAGTAATGGAAACGAAGAAAAGAAAAAAAGATATATAGCAAGACATCACAAAGAAGACTGGGATGATTTAGAGAGTGCGGGTGCATGGGCTAAATCAATTCTGTGGAATAAAAACACATTAAAATCAAGCATAAAAGATATGGAGAAGCACTTTAAAATAAAAATTCATCTAATTTAAACGATTTATAATTATTCTGTTCTTAATATCTGCCCCGTTTCAATAAAATGCCGCATACGTCTATCTTGTGCATCCCTTTGTTCTTTTGTTATAGTATCACGATATGGTTTTTGTGCTTCTTTTTTGGGATATTTATTTTTAATTTCTTCTTCAATATCTTTAAGTGTTTTATCAAAATTCTTTTTTGATTCTTCATATTGTTCTTTTAATCTATCAATCCCGGGTTGTATAGTCTTTTTTAGTTTAGGATGTAATGATTCTATATTTAAATATCCTTTGTTATTTGTCTCAAGATGTTCTTTTAAATATTTGATTAGATCGGCCTTCTTTAATGTTGATGGGTGAGGTATATTATTGAGCTTATTATATGCAGATGCCAACTTCCTTATTTCTGGAGCTTTGAATTTTTTTAGATTGATAAACATATATAATAAAATAATAAAAGAAATTTAAAATAAATAATTAAGATAATTTAATAATAGATTGTGTTGAGATGATTTGATATGTTGATCTTTATCTAAAACCTCACATTTACAAACAGGGCATTTATATTTCATTTATATATATATATAGCACTATATAATTAATATTTAATCTAGTGGATCAATTTTCATTATTATCATTTATATCTTCAACTTCAATATTTTCATCCCATTTGATATATGTTTTTTGAATCAAAAAATCTTTTAATTTGGGATAATTAATAATATATTTTGCTCCCATATTTGTTTGCTTCTTTTCTATTGATTCAAATTTCTTTATTTCTAATCCAAATTTTGTTGATGTAGTTTGATAATTATAATTATTTGTCTTTACATAGTCATTAAATATGTCAAATAATGAACTTGCTCTATAAACCCCTTTTTCTCTTAATTTAATTTGTTTTGAAATTTTATCTTTATAAACATTTGATATTATTTCAGATTCTAAAAATTTAATTAATACTGGTATATTGTGTTCCTTCATATCATTATAAAATTCTGTTTTAACTCTTTCACCTGTGAAATCATAATCATCGCACTCTATTGACATCAGATAATCAAAAAAGGCTTTTGCTATATCATCTTTTTTATCTCCTTCTATTTCCTCTCGTAATGCTTTAAAGTATTCTCTATTATTTGCTATTTCATTATTACATTGAATTGCTTGAAATCTTCTATCATTAATGTCAATTTTAATTGGGTTTTCTTGATTCGAAAAGAAGATATAACCAATATTATTTGTATTATCAAATTGTGTCTTTCCTTTGTATTGAATTGAGTTAATCTTCCTTGTTAAAGCATTTTTTATTGAAGATTCAACCTCTTTAGTATCTTTTCCATTGGTCTCGTTAATCACAACTATAATTTTATTTTCAATTGCTGGATTGAACTTTCCAAAGATATCTTCAATCTTGTCTTCATTTACATAATATCTATTTCCAAGAATCGAATGACCGAACCAATCAAAGAATGTATCTTTACCACATCCCTCAATAGAACGAAATAGAATAGCCGTATTAGTTAATTTATAAGGTTTCTGTATCTTTCTTGCTAACCATTTTGAAACATAATTAATAACTGGTTCTTCATTATTGCATAAATTCATAAAATGTTTATAAATTAATGTTGTTTTAATATCTATTTTCTCAGTTAAAATAACTTTATCTATTTTGAATCCTTTGAATGTATTATATACTCCTAATGGAACTGTTTGTCTTGGTAGGAAATCAATTCTATCATATGTTCTATTATCTGGATCTTTAAACCAAACATTTATAAATTGTGAATCATTGATTTGATAACCATTTTTACTTTTAACAACTGAATCACAAATAATATTTTCAAATTTATTTTTAAATTCATTTCTATTAATCAGTGTTAAATTGTCTTGTTCTTCTGTTGCATACATTAAAGGGGTCATTACTTTAAACGAATGCTTTTCAAATTGTTGTTTTCGTGATTTATAACTATTATCGATTTTATCCGATTCAACAATATGATCATCTAATATCTCTAAATAGTCTTGAGTCATTT